GAACTGGATTCTCAAGGGCGATAACTCTGACGCTATACCATTCATGAATGATATAGACGTTATAAAATTTATAACAGAACAAATAAAAACACACAATAGAATACCAGGGACGGTAAAAATAGATGTATCAAAAGTACATAAGGAGAAATATTATGGCTAAAGTAGCAATTATAGAAACAAAAGCAAGTAGGAATAACTACCAAAGACTGTTTGATGACTCATTTGAGTTTGACCAGTTTCAGTTATGCTCAGACCCTACAATAAAGAAAGTACTAAAACGAGACGTAGATATAGTAATAGATACAGATAAGTATGACTGGTTAATTCTAGTAGGTTCTGAATGTCTAAAATATTTTACCAAACTTAATTCTGTAACAGAATATAGTGGTAGAGTAGTAGAAGATAAGTTCATACCAGTAATAAACCCAGCCATGTTAGCGTTTAAACCTGAAGCCCAAAGAACATGGGACGACTCCAAAGATAGTATTATAAAGTACATAAAAGGAGAACTAAAGCATGTAACTCTTGGCACAGACAAAGCGTATGGAATACAAGATAGTAAAGAACTACATAAATTTCTAGAGAAGGCTTTGAATTCTGACCATGACTTCATAGCACTAGATTCAGAGACAACAGCATTATACAACAGAAATGGACACATATTAGGCATGAGTATATCTTATGAGCCTAATCATGGTGCTTACATAGACACAGAGTGTGTAGACGAGAAAGCAGAACAAATGCTACAACAACTATTCGACAAGAAAAGAGTAGTATTTCATAACGCTAAGTTTGATTTACATTTCTTTGAGTATCATTTTAACTTCAAGTTCCCAAGATTTGAGGATACTATGTTACTACATTATATGTTAGATGAGAACCCAGGTACACATGGCTTGAAACAACTTTCCCTAAAGTATACACCTTACGGAGACTACGAGAAACCTATGTACGACTGGATGGATGACTACAGAAAAAGACATGGTATGTTGAAAGGTGATTTCTCTTGGGACTTAATTCCTTTTGATGTAATGAAACACTATGCAGCCTTAGATGCTGTGTGTACTTTCTTACTATTCCAAAAGTTTGAGATACCTCTACTAAAGAACGATAGACTGTATGGAGTGTATAGAGATATTCTCTTGCCCGGTACTAGATTCTTAGTAGATATAGAAGATAATGGTGTGCCGTTTGATAAAGGTAGACTAGAAAAGTCATCAGTGCTAATGCAAGATAACATTGACGAAGCAGTAGCAGAACTATATACTTATGAAGCTGTGAAACAGTTTGAGATTAATCAAGGCAAAGCTTTCAATCCCAACAGTACAGTACAACTTAGAGCTTTACTCTTTGACTACTTAGGGTTAAAACCAACAGGTAAGAAAACAGGAACAGGAGCAGACTCTACTGATGCTGAAGTACTAACCACACTAGCAGAGCAACACCCAGTACCAAAACTAATCTTAGAGATTAGACAGAAAGTAAAGATTAAATCTACTTACTTGGATAAAATTTATCCACAGCTAGATAGAGATAACAGATTAAGAACAGGATTTAATTTGCATGGCACTACCTCAGGAAGACTATCTTCGAGTGGTAAAATGAATATGCAACAGATACCTAGAGACAATCCTATTGTCAAAGGGTGTATAAAAGCCAGACCAGGCTATAAAATCGTAGCAATGGATTTAACAACAGCTGAGGTTTATTGCGCAGCAGTACTTGCTAATGATAAAAACTTAATGAAAGTTTTTCAGGACGGAGGTAACTTCCATAGTAACATTGCTAAGATAGTGTTCGACCTCCCAGGCGATGTCGATGACATTGCAGAACACTACTCTGTGGAAAGGCAAATGGCTAAGGCAGTTACTTTCGGTATAATGTATGGAGCAGGCCCTAAAAAGATAAGTGAACAAGTTACTAAAGACTCAGGTAAGTACTTTAGTATGAAAGATGCGTCAGCAGTTATTGCTGATTACTTTGAACAGTTCTCAGGTCTTAAGAAGTGGCTTGACGATGGTAAACAATTTATTCAAGACAATGGATTCATGTACTCTTTCTTTGGAAGAAAAAGAAGATTACCCAATGTATTTTCTACGGATAAAGGCATAGCTTCACATGAGGTAAGGTCTGGTATTAATTTCTTAGTACAGTCTATAGCTTCTGATGTCAATTTACTAGGTGGTATTGAGATGAATGAGTACATAAAAAAGACTGGTATGAGAGCAAAGATATTTGCACTTGTTCATGACTCCATTCTAGCAGAAGTGCCAGACTGTGAGATAAATAGATACTCCCAAGAGTTACAAAACTTCATACAAAAAGATAGAGGACTTTCTATCCCAGGCACTCCAATTGGTTGCGACTTCGATGTAGGCGAAGACTACTCATTTGGTAAGTTTGAGAAGAAGTATGAAACTATCTGATGTACAGTTCCCCGTCTATGTAGTACACACGGATGATGTCGTCTCTCGAGACGGCATACTCTGGTGTGAAGGACAAGTAATAGATGACAAAAATGTAAGTGGAGAAACTATTGGTAAAAGAAGATTATCAACTCCCTACAGAAATTTATACAGTTTAAGAATTATGCTAGAGGATTATCTTTCCATGTTTAAGCATGGAGGAAAGAACTACGTAGACTCTAGTGGTAGGTTTTTCAGATACGAAAAGAGTACGAAAGCTAACCTAATTTACAGAAAGATAAAACGAATAGAAAAGAAAGATGTACTAACACTAGTCTGGGTAGACAGTGTACCCTTTCCTTTCGAGGTAAAGAGACCACCACAGCTACAATTTAAGTATGCAGGTATTCTTTACATTAATAAACAACCCTCGTATTTGTACAACTTTAGTACAGATATGAAAAAAACTTCATGGAGAAAAATATGAAGATAGTAATAGAAATAGATACGGATAACGACCAGGATATAAGAACCATCGAAGAGCTTATCGAATTATTAAGAAAGAATGAAAGCAGTTCTAAGTAACAGAATATTCATGGAAGTTACCACTGCTTATCAGTCAAAACTTGATGAAGAATTAACATACGCAATACCTTCAAGGAATCCTATGGACCCGCCTTTCATAATAAAGAATATGGCAGTAGTTCGAAGAGGGTTGGTTACTATACCTATCGGAAGGATGGACTTGATACCTGATGACTACGAGATAGTTGATAAACGAACAACTGTGGAAGTAGACCCTCTTGACTTTAAGTTTACTTTAAGACCTTCGCAACAGGAAGTATATGACTCACTAGATGATAGCGCTATAATAAACGCTTGGGTCAGTTGGGGAAAGACTTTTACTGCGTTAGCAATCGCAGGTAAACTTAGACAGAAAACACTTGTTGTTACTCATACACTTTCACTGCGAGCGCAGTGGGAAAAAGAGTGCGAGAAAGTGTTCGGGGTCAAGGCGGGTGTGATTGGTAGTGGAAAGTTTGAAATAGACGCTCCAATCGTAATCGGGAATGTACAAACTTTGTACCGACGACAGAAGGATATACACAATGTTTTCGGGACTATCATACTCGATGAAATGCATCACGTCTCTTCGCCGACCTTTACACGAATTGTCGACTCTAATCGAGCCAGATATAAGATAGGACTTACTGGAACTATGGAACGCAAGGACGGACGTCATGTGGTATTTAGAGATTACTTCTCAAATACAGTATATAAACCACCAAAAGAAAACTACCTTAAACCTCATATAAAAATAGTAAAAACAGGAATAAGATTCATGGACGGAGCGCATACACCATGGGCAGAGCGAGTGAATCAACTTGCCTATGACTATGAGTATCAGAACATGGTAGCACTTATGGCAGCCAAGTATGCCGCGATTGGACACAAGGTTCTCGTAGTCAGCGATAGAGTTGACTTTCTAAAGCGTTGTGCTAAGATGGTAGGCAGTAATGCAATCTGTGTAACAGGAGATGTTCCACACGAGAAAAGAGCTGAACTTATTAAAGATATATTTACAGAAAAGAAAGACATATTGTTTGGAACACAAAGTATATTTTCGGAAGGCATATCACTAGACTGTCTTAGTTGCCTAATTTTAGGTACTCCCGTGAATAATGACCCACTGTTAACACAGCTTATAGGAAGAATCATAAGAGTATACGAGGGCAAACCTCAACCTGTTATTCTAGATTTGCACCTCGTTGGCAAAACTGCTACGAAGCAAGCTAATGCAAGAATGGGTTACTATATAAAAGAGGGCTATGATGTTTCCGACATATAGCATAGAAAAATATTTCTTGACACAAGTTCATAATTTTGGTATAATATATGATATTGTTTAATTGGGAAAAGATTAAAACAGAGAGCAAATATAAGGTTGGTGATATTCTTACTATCCTTCATATCTTGACGTATAAACTTCCACCAGTAAACAAGAACGACAGAATATATAAATATTGGCAAAAGAGTTTTCATGGACACAGTTTCCTTGTTAACCCTGAATGTTTGTTTATTCAAAGAAGGAGATACTCAGATAGCGAGATTGCACAGTACGCAGGTATCGCGTCATTGCGCAACTATTATGAGTATCAAAAAACTAAAGATACTACACTAGACCTCTTATACTTCTCAGGAAAGATAGAGGTTATTAATAAAAATAGATTACTACGAGTAGAGAATGGTAGAATACATTTTCTGTTTGAAGAAATCACTAAAGGAGAAATGACATGGCATTGAGTTTTAATCAAGCTAAGGGCGAAGCCCAAAAAAATAAAATCGATAGTTACCAATATGTAGAAGGTGACAACATCGTAAGAATGGTCGGGGATATCTTACCTAGATATGTCTACTGGCTGAAAGGTGAGAATGGAAAAAACTTACCGTTCGAGTGTCTATCGTTCGATAGAAACACTGAAGCATTTAACAACGTCGAAAAGGATTGGGTTAGAGAATATCACCCAGAGCTTAAATGCGGCTGGAGTTATGCAATACAGTGTATACACGACGGAAAAGTAAAGGTTCTAAACCTTAAAAAGAAACTTCTAGAGCAAATTATGGTTGCTGCAGAAGACCTAGGTGACCCAACAGACCCTGAAACAGGGTGGGATGTTCACTTCAAGAGAGTGAAAACAGGACCAATGGCTTATAACGTTGAGTATCAACTACAAGCATTGAAATGTAAACAAAGACCTTTGAATGAAGCAGAGCAAGAAGCAATGACTGAGCTAAAGTCTATGGACGAAATCTTAACAAGACCAACTCCAGACGCTCAGAAAGAACTTCTAGACAGACTTAGAGAAGGCGCGTCTAACTCAGAACCTGATAAATCAATCAGTGACGAATTCGACATTTCTTAAGGAGTAACTATGCTAACAGTAGGACAGGAGTTTCCTGAGTTTCAACTAGAAGGTTGTAATGATAAGAACGAAATATTAACGATAGGTAGACAACCAGACACGTGGGCTGTATACTACTTCTATCCAAAAGATTTCACTTTCATTTGCCCTACAGAAATCTCAGACATGGATTGTCTGGTATCTGAAGCACGAGTTATAGGTTTAAGCGGAGATAATGAGTTTTGTAAACTTGCTTGGAAAGAGAGTAATGAAATGATTGGAAACATTCGACATACTCTCGTAGCTGACTCTGGACTATACCTAGCTGAAGAATGTGGAGTTGTAGACGAAGAAGAAGGAGTATGTTATAGAGCTACGTTTATTGTAGATAGTAATAATATAATCCAACATGTATCAGTAAATGCGTTAGATACAGGTAGAAACGCAAAAGAGATATTAAGAACAATTCAAGCACTTAAAGCTGGTGGACTCACCGGTTGTGCTTGGAATCCAGGGGATGAGTTCGTAATATGATTTTATTTACTGCAGATTGGCACATAAAATTGGGACAGAAAAATGTACCTTTGGAATGGGCGAAGAATCGTTATCAGATGTTTTTTAATCAAGTATCTGAAATTGAAGAAGATGTCGACCTGCATATCATAGGCGGGGATTTGTTTGACCGAATCCCCACTATGGACGAACTAAGTCTTTACTTTAAGTTCGTAAAGAGTGTTAGTGTAGAAACGATTATCTATGATGGTAATCATGAAGCTACTCGTAAAAACAAAACATTTTTTACAAACTTAAAAGAAGTCACAGCAAGTATTAATCCACTAGTAACAGTGATAGATAGAACTTATTATTCAGATGACTGGGCAATACTGCCTTACGCTGATTTACATAATAAAAAGAGTATAGAAGATATTAACTCTCCTATATTATTTACTCATGTGCGTGGAGAGATACCACCTCATGTAGTACCAGAAGTAGACTTGGAAAGATTTGATAAGTTTGACATTGTATTTGCAGGAGACTTACATGCTCATAGCAATACACAACGCAACATAGTATATCCAGGTAGTCCTATGACGACTAGTTTTCATAGACACCATGTTAAGACAGGATATATACTAATAGATGAGGATTGGTCTTGGACTTGGCATGAGTTCACTCTGCCTCAGTTGTTAAGAAGAACAGTAGAAGACCCTGATGAAATGGTACAAACAGAGTTTGACCATACAATATACGAGATTGAAGGAGATGTCTCAGACCTAAGTAATATAAAGAATAGCGAATTATTAGATAAGAAAGTAGTAAAACGAAAAACAGAAGCTACACTAATACTAGGTAAAGACATGTCTATAGAAGAAGAATTAAACGAGTACCTAAGCTATATATTAGAGTTAGGAGATGATAAAGTTAAACAAATTTTAGGAGTATTCAGTGATTACGCTAAAGAAGCTGACGTGGAATAACTGTTTTAGTTATGCAGAAGATAATGAGTTACTACTAGATAATAGTAGTGTGACTCAGCTTGTGGGTACTAATGGAGCAGGTAAGAGTTCTATACCATTGATACTAGAAGAAGTATTATTTAATAAGAACTCCAAAGGAATTAAAAAAGCAGACATACCGAACAGGCATGTAAACAGTGGTTATGATATATCCATAGACTTTAGTGTGGAAGATGATGAGTACAAAATTGATGTAATTCGTAAAGCTAGTATAAAAGTGAAGTTATATAAGAACGGAACAGATATCTCTAGTCATACTGCTACTAATACTTATAAATCAGTAGAGGAGATACTTGGAATAGACTTCAAGACATTCTCACAGATTGTATACCAAAATACTAATGCTAGTTTACAATTCTTAACTGCTACAGATACTAACAGAAAAAAATTCTTAATAGATTTATTACAGTTAGATAACTATGTAAAATACTTTGACGTATTCAAGGAGTTGTCTAGAACTTTAAATACAGATGTTTCACGAGTGCAAGGCAAAATTGATACAATTAATAAATGGCTCTCAAACAATAATCTCGAGAGTATAGAGTTATTGCCAAAATTAAAAATCGAATTTATAAATGAAGAAG